AGGTGGTAGTATACACAAAGGCCTACCTTCTAACAAGATAACTGCTATTGCAGGTGAAAGTGCGACAGGTAAAACTTTCTTTGTGTTGGGTATGTGTAAACATTTCCTTGACCAAAATCCTGATGGTGGCGTTATATTCTTTGAATCAGAATCGGCAGTAACAAAAGAAATTATTGAAGAAAGACAAATTGATAGTACTCGTATGGTTGTTATGCCAGTTACTACTGTCCAAGAGTTTAGACATCAAGCATTAACTGTATTAGAAAAATATATTGCTCAAGATAAGTCTGAAAGAAAACCATTATTACTTGTATTAGATTCTCTAGGTATGTTATCAACTACTAAAGAGATTGAAGATACACAGGCAGGTAAAGAAACAAAAGATATGACAAGGGCACAAATTGTAAAAGCTGTCTTTAGAGTATTAACATTAAAATTAGGTAAGGCAAAAGTTCCCCTTATCATAACTAACCACACATATGATGTTATTGGTAGTATGTTCCCACAGAAAGAAATGGGTGGTGGTTCTGGTCTCAAGTATGCGGCTAGTTCTATCGTTTATCTTTCTAAGAGAAAAGAAAAAGACGGGACAGAAATTATTGGTAATATTATTCATTGTAAAAATTACAAATCCAGATTGACAAAAGAAAACAAAGTAGTAGATGTTAGATTAACCTATGATAAAGGTTTAGATAGATACTATGGTCTGTTAGATTTAGCATTAAAGTACAACATATTCAAATCAGTATCAACGAGAGTTGAGTTGCCAGATGGCACTAAGACATTTGGTAAAACAATAAACAATAGTCCTGAAAAGTATTTCACACCAGAGATACTAGAGAAACTAGACGCTGTTTGTGCTAAAGAATTTAAATATGGAGAAGTAATTGAACCCGAAGATACCACCGACACACAAGACGACAAGTCCTAAACACCGAGAAGATTATGTGTTTGTAGAGAAACCTGGAGAGGACTTTACAGCGCTTAAACTGATTAGTGGACCGTATGCAAGTATAGTTTACAAGTATGGTAATGTAGGATTTAGACCAGAAAACGAGAAAACACCAGACGGTGCTTTGCCTATGGTATTTGATTACACTATTATTGAAAATAATGTAATGGCCGATACAGATAGTCAAGAGTTTATAAATCATATCGGTGATATACTAGTTGTATTATTAGATGAAAAAATGAAAGAAAAGGAACTTGATGGAAAGAATTGAAAGAACAACACTTAGAAATTTAATTCACAACGAAGCATATTGTAGAAAGGTTTTACCTTTTATCAAAGAAGAATATTTTTCTGACAGATTAGAAAAAGTATTGTTTGCAGAAATTTATAAGTTTGTTAATAAGTATAATAATCTTCCTACAAAAGAATCCCTATCAATTGAAATCAATAGTAATAAAAGTATCAATGAAGATGAATATAAAAAGGTTACTGATATACTATCTACTTTAAATCCAGAACCAATTAACATAGACTGGCTAGTTGAAACAACAGAAAAGTTTTGTAAAGACCGTTCTATTCATAATGCAGTTTTAACTGGTATACAAATACTAGATGGTAAAGATAAAGACCATACACCAGAATATCTTCCAGAGTTATTGTCAAATGCTTTAGGTGTATCGTTTGACCAGAAAGTTGGGCATGATTATCTAGAAGAATCAAAAGAACGATTTGATTTTTATAGAAAGAAAGAGGAAAGACTTCAATTAGATTTAGATTTTTTCAATAAGATTACAAGAGGTGGTATACCAAGTAAGACTTTAAATATTTGTCTTGCAGGTACTGGTGTTGGTAAAACAATGTTTATGACACACCTTGCTGCTTCAACATTACTACAAGGCAAAAATGTTTTATATATTACTATGGAGATGGCTGAAGAAAGAATTGCTGAAAGAATAGACGCTAATCTACTGAATGTTGGTATGAGTGATTTAGAAGAATTACCTTATACAATGTATGAAACTAAGATAAATAAATTGCAAAGTAAAACAACAGGTACTTTGATTATAAAAGAGTATCCTACTGCCACTGCTCATACAGGTCATTTTAAAAACTTGATTAGTGAATTGGCATTAAAGAAATCTTTTAAACCAGATATCGTGTTTATTGACTATCTAAATATTTGTGCTTCTTCTAGATTTAAGTCTGGTGCAAATGTAAATAGTTATACTTACATTAAGGCAATTGCTGAAGAACTTAGAGGTCTTGCAGTAGAAAATGATATTCCAATATTCTCTGCTACACAAACTACAAGAAGTGGTTTTGTAAGTAGTGATGTGGGGTTAGAAGATACCTCCGAATCTTTTGGTCTTCCTGCAACAGCAGACTTTATGTTTGCTTTGATATCCAGTGAAGAACTAGAAGAAAAAAACCAGATAATGGTTAAACAACTAAAGAATAGATATAACGACCCAACTTTAAATCGAAAGTTTATACTTGGTGTTGATAGGTCTAAAATGCGTTTCTATGATGTAGAACAAAACGCACAAACAGATTTAGTTGATAGTGGGCAACCATCCCTATCATCTAATGATAAATTTAAAAAACTGGGACAATTCTCGGATTTTAAAGTTTAATAACTAAAAGGAGAAAACAATGGCTATTAAAATAAACGAAAAATGGTATGACGAAACTAAATTCAGTAATGAATTAAAACACGCTATCGTACAGATAAGTGTAAATCAAAATGTTCTTGCTAAATTAAGTGTTGACCAGCAAAATCATAAAATACTATCTCAATGGTATTCAAAGTATGTTGCAGATAATGTACCTGCAGCTGCTGAAACTGAAGCACCTAAAGATACGGTTGCAACAGAAGAAGTTAAAACCGATACAGCAGACGTAGCAGTAGAAGCACCTACAGAAACACCAGCAGAGTAAGTATGGTTAGAAAGGTCGCAAAAAAACCTAGAGTTCAAAAACATAAGATTTCTTATGAAGTAAAACTCGTCAAACGAAAAAATCAAGTCCGTTGGCTTGTCATTGAACGGCCAACGGGAAGTATTATTTGTGAGTCAGAGTTTGAAGATGAGGCTCAGAGAATTTGCGACCATCAAAACAAATACAAACAATGGGAAAATCAAGGGGGAGTAGTTAAATTTTTAACACTAGGAAAAATATAATGGAAGATATAAACAAGCAAAGCAAAAGGTTTTATGAAATCATAGATGTGATTAAAACTTTACATGATAAAAAACGACATGATTATGGTGCGAATGAAGATATCTTTGCTAATTTTAGATTATCTGAATTATCAGGTATACCTGCTTGGCAAGGTTCTGTTGTTCGTATGGGTGATAAGTATGCTCGTATAAGTAATTTCATCAAGAAGGGTGAATTTAAATTCAAAGAAGAAAGTATCAAAGATACTTTAATGGACATGGCAATTTATAGTTTAATTACCATGATACTATTTGAAGAGGAAGAAGAAAAAAATGACCGAAAAACCGTATGATATTAAATCAATAGGCAATCCAGAAAATGCTGATAAGTTTGAGATTACAGATACAAAAACGGATAAAAAATATACGATAAATGCTGGTGCCTTAAAAGGTGGTGACTATCATAAAATTATACAAGCTTCAGACGAAACAATATCTGAAGAAGATATAAAAAGATATCACGATATTGCTATGAAACTAGATTGGCAAGATGGTTGGTACTCTACACCACAAATGAAAGCCGAGGCAAAGACGCCTGGTTATAAACATATTCATTTAGGTGGTAGTGATACTGAAGAAATTGATTATAAGATTAAGCAAGATTGGGTACAAGAGATTTGGGATGCAGTAAATCCTGGAGCAAAACTATTAAGACATTATCTTAATGGTCATAGTGCAGGTCAATCAGGTGGCATTCATATAGATGGTTGGACAGGTGACCAATATACAGTTATTGTATATCTAACACCCGACTGGCGACCAGAAGATGGTGGCACAATTGAGTTCTGGACACCTAATCTAAATGATGAAATGAAAGCAATGGCAATCAATACACCTTATGGTCTCAATGGTAACCCGAATATGAACATTGTTAAATCATATTGGCCAAGAGCAGGGCGTGTTGTATTGTTTGACGCAAGAATACCTCATGTTGCAAGAGCAGTAGAGGGCGACAAGTTTAGGGTTTCACTAGTATTTAAGTGTAAAGCATTACCTAATTAACGCTTGACAAAGCGATACTGTTAGTATATAAATAGCAGTATGGCATTACTACAAAAGAAAGACTTTTTTGAAGCAGGCAAAGATAAAATAGCCTCTGCTGGTAAATATTCAGGAAAATCTAGAAAACAAATAATACTAGAGAAGATAAAAAACAAAGAACCTTTTAGTGTAGGTAACACGCCAGGTGGATCTAAAGTCATTGGTACTTCTCTAAACGATACATCTTTTCCATTCATACTTTCTACAAAATCATCTGGTGATATTGCAATCACAAAATTATTTAAAGACCCAGACTTTGGTGGTGGTGCTGGTTCAGGTGGTGGTGCTGAAGATACAAAAATTACAGAGTCAGGTCAATGTTATTATACATCACTAGTTTTTAATGTTATAAAAAGACCACTTAAAAAAACAGACTACACTACCGCTAATCTTAAAAAGGCAGCCAAGTTTGTACAAGCAACAATCAAGTTAGAAGAATTTTTAAAAAAAGGACCACAAGATTGGTTTGATAATGACATATATGGTAGAACAGCAAATTTAATTTATCAAAAGTATGCAAGAAAATTTAAAGGACCAGTATATTGTCATAGAGGTTCTCAATTTATGGATAATGTTTACAAGGCAAAAGCTTTAGTTATGAAAACTGATAAATTTTCTGCACCAGGATCCTTTTCAAATGATAAATGGAATCCAGGTGACATATGGTTATCATCATTAGCTCCTAGTTCTAAACCTTTTGATAAAGCAGAGACATGGGCAGAGTTAAATCAAATGGTATTAGAAAGTGCAGGTGAATTAAATACTAGTAAAGATACAACAACATTGGGAGTATCATTAAAAAAACTAGGAGTAAAAGGCAAAGTTGACACCTATAATAGTGCAAAAAGAAAACATAATGTTAGTGTTAAATTTAAAAATTTTACATTTGGCAAATCAGGAGATTTTTTTAGTTCAATAGATGTTTATATAAGATTTGATGTTGCTGAAGTTCAACTAAGAGCATTCAATAGTACAAGTGCGTGGCAAGGTGAAATAAAAGGACTTGCAGCCGCAGGTGGTAAAATAGGTGGCGGTAATTTAAATTACTATCTAGAAAAAGACGCTAAAAAATCAATAGGTTATCCTGGTGATAATAAACCAAAAGGTAAATCGTGGAGTGAAACGCCTGCAAGTAAAGTAGATATAAACAAAATGTATGCTTTATATGTTAAATTTAACAAAATACAAACTGCTAAAATACCAACTGTAAGTTTATCTGAATTTAAAAAACGACTAAAAGAAAAAGGGGCGTCTTTTCAATTCTCAAAAAATATGTGTTTAATGTTTTTAAACTCTTTCGTAGACTCTAATCCAATCATTAGAAATAAGATATCTACCGAAATAGTTAGATATGCGGCTTCTAATACAGAAATCTCTAGTTTTTACATCAAAGTTAATTAGCAAAACGCTTGACTTTTATAAATAATAGTGTTATAATATACATAAATGGAGAGAGTGCAAAATGCAGAAATTTCAAGACTATCTTGTAGAAGATAGAAATACACATCTTGAGCATTTGGAAGACGAAATAATTAATAATGGAAGTAAAGGCGCTAAGACAGCAATTGAATTTTTAAAGTCTATCAAACAAATGTTACAAGGAGGGTCAGGCGGATCCACAGTTTCAGTAAAATGGGACGGTGCACCTGCGGTCTTTTGTGGTATCAATCCAGAGAACGATAAGTTCTTTGTTGGCACTAAATCTATATTTAACGCAACTCCTAAAATCAACTATACTAATGCTGATATCAGTAGAAACCATGGTGGTGCTCTGGCTGATAAATTAAAAGAATGTTTAAAACATTTACCATCTCTAGGCATCTCTGGAATTTTACAAGGCGACTTACTCTTTACAAGTGGCGATAAGAAGAACGCTACAGTTGCAGGTCAAAAGTCAATCGTATTTACACCTAACACAATTACATATGCAGTACCAGTTGTCAAGACTGGATTCTTTGGTAGTTCTTTGTATGACAATATTAATAAGGCAAAAGTTGGTATTATATTTCACACATCATATTCAGGTAAAACAATGTCAACTATAAAGGCAACTTTTGGTGCTAGTGTTAAAAATTTAAAGAAGAATAAAAATGTATTCTTTGATGACGCAACTTATAAAAGAGCTGACGCTGCTGCTTTTAATGCTAATGAAGAAAAAGCATTTGATAATATAATTAAAATGGCAGAAGGTTCTGCTTATAAGGCTGGCATATTTATTGATAAATTAAAAAAAGACACTGGACCATTATCTCTTGGCGTACAACTTAAAACATTCTTTAATACATATATAAGACAAGGTACACAGATTACAAATACAACAAAGTTAGTAAATAATTTTGAAGTATATTTTAAAGATAGAATTAAAAAAGAAATTGCAAGTAAGAAAACAGATAAGGCAAAACAAAAGTATGAAGAAATACTAGAAGCAGGTATGAAGATATTAAGACCAAATAAAGAAGGTCTCTATTTTGCAGTTGCAACTTATATTACATTTCAATCAGCGAAGGCTGTATTACTAAGAAAATTAAATACGATACAAAGTATCGGTTCATTTTTAAGAACGAAGAATGGATACAAAGTTACAAACCCAGAGGGGTATGTAGCAATTCAAAAAGGTGGTGCTGTTAAATTAGTTGATAGATTAGAATTTAGTCAGGCAAACTTTAACATGGCAAAAGATTGGGTAAAGGGATAATGGATTCATTCAGAAGTTTTATTACGGCTGCACAACAAACAAAGAAATGTCCTGAAGGATATAGGTTTGATAAGAAATTACAAGTATGTGTACCTACTGGAGTAACTAGATATTATTCTTATTTTGGTGGTCGAAATGGTAACGGACAAGATAATCAACAATCAGATGATAACACAAACAACAATACAAACAACAATACAAATGGCAATGGTACTAATGGTAATGGTTCAAATGGTAACGGTACTAATGGAAATGGGGAGTAATGAAAAGTTTTAAACTATTCAAAGAATCAATCATTGATATACCTAGACGCACATATGCTCCTAGTGTTTTTGATGATGAAGATACAGATAATCCAAAAATTAAAGATAGTGTACTAAGA